ATTTCTGTACCGACCAATATATTGGATCATCCGATACTTTTACTAAAGGAATAGAACTTGTTTTAGGAAAGTTAATCATTGTAGTTTTTTCATCATACAATTCTTTGTACTCAGGTAATGAACTTACTTGTTTCATCCATTCCATATGTTGCTCGTGTGAAGTAAATTTTTCACCCATTATTTTTAATGCAGTGTTTACATAACTTAAACCTATATGACCACATGCTTGTAGGTGTACGCATTTAATTCCAAGCGCACGGCATAATCTTTCAATAGTCAAACATTGCTGAAAGAATAACTGTACAAGTGTTATAGTTCCTTTAGCATTAATTCTTTTCATTAAATATTTTGAATATTCTAAACGCTCATAATATCCTGCCCGTTCTTTACTAACCAACATATGAGGATCTTGTGTATTCTCATTTACAATATCAGATTTTAGATTATTTAAAAACATATCATTACTGTAAACTGACCATCGGTCTATTGCCGACCATTGTATCATAACGCAATCAATATTCATATGATCTTTTGCAATTATAGGAATAAGTTGATCTAATATAAAATCATTTCCTGCACCACACTTTGCAATATTTTTAACAGGTAAATCAATTATGTCACCAACAAGTTCAGGCCACATTGGCCATGGGTCTATATCATAATGAGGAGAACGATATTCTAAATCCGTATAACTACAGCCTGATGCAAGAATATATTTAGAAGACTTTGACATTGTATTTTTTCTCAAATTCTAATGCGTGCTGCCAAGTATCAACCATTGGTTGACCTTTAATATTCAAACTCGTATTCAATAACATTGGGCAACCTGTTTGCTCATACCATTCCTCAAGTATTGGGCGTAATATAGATTTACAGTTTGGTTTTACAATTTGAACACGTGCTGAACCATCAACGTGGGTTACAGATTTATAATCGTGTTTGGCTTGCGCCACAAATTGCATATACTCATTCATTGGTCCTTGGAAATAGTCACTAGCAAATTCTTCCAGGATTGCAGGTGCAAAGGGTCGAAACTTTTGTCTACGTTTAATTTCGTTAACGGTATCTTTAACATCTCGTCGAGGGTCAGCAATAAGGCTACGATTGCCAAGGGCACGAGGGCCAAACTCAGCACGACCATTCGCAATACCACAATAGGAATTATCAATAAGATGCTTAACAACGCTTTTAACTTGTACTTCATTTTTAATCTCCGTTCCAAGATACGGATCTTCCCATATCAATTTCTTTCCATAACCTAATGCCGCAGCACCTAATGATGATCCGCAATCACCAGGATTTGGCATAATCCAAATGTTTTTGCCAAGTTCAGCAACCTTTGTATTCGCAACACAATTCAATGCCACACCACCCATCATAATCAAGTTTTCGTGTGGGCAATAATCTTTTACCATTTCAATAATGAAATCTTCAACAACCTTTTGTGCTGATGCCGCAATATCTTCATCTTTTGCATATTGCCATTTTGGTATTCCTTTATGGCAATTTTTGTGTAGCATTATTTCTTTGAGCTCATCGGTATAAATTGGCTCACCGTATGCTGCCATACCCATGGTAATATATTCATCTTCCTGTGGCTTCAATTTAATTGATTTAGTAATTGCTGAATAAAACAAACCCACTGAAAACGGATACTTATATGATTTTAATTTAATCATTTTTGGTACACCGTTCTTTGTCCATGCTTTCCACACGGAAACAGTATCCCATTCACCGATTGCATCAACAACTAAAATATTACAGGAATCAAACTTTGAAGTATAAAACCCTGCCGCAGCATGAGACTCGTGGTGATGGAATGACTTGTTGTATTTAGTACGTTTTGGTTTTAATCCTTGACCTGCCCATAGCTGACGTGTTGTTTTCAACCAAGGTTTTTCATAAAAAGCAATCTTATCATATCCGTTATTAATACCTTGCGGATACTGCATAGGATGAACCCAACGGTCATTCTTTTTACGACTAAACCGTTCAGCATGAGTTGCCGACAATATTTGTCCGTTCCAAATCATACTTACGCCGGCATCATGGAAGCCTTCACTTATACCTAACCAAACCTTACTCATTGAGCAGTTTGTCAATTTTACTTTCAATACGGTCAAGACGTTCTTCAACCAAGTTGAGCATATCTGACAATGATGGCTCAGGTACTATTTCAATCTTTGGTACCATTGACACATCTTGCTCAAAATCAATTTCTGCGTCTGTATTAGATTTAAACAATTTAAACATTATTTCTCATTCCCATTGCACCAATGTCTTCGACTATGTGCATTTTTAATTAGTGTACTAAAACGGTCGGCAATTTGTCGGAGTTCATTACCTGCCGTATTATCGGAACGTTCCATAATCCTTGCGGTATTATGAAGTTGAATTAGCATATCAGAATCTATTTGCCATTGCTCGTCACTCATCGTTGCACCAACGGTTGTGTTGATATGCTATCGTGGTAATCACCAGATTCGTAATAATCACGGCATGCGGTTTCTTTAACCATATTGCCATCTTTCATTCTATAAGACACAATTTCTCTACGGATAACACCGTCAACGTCTGCATCAAACGCATTCTTAAATGGTCCTTCAGTCATTACAAACTCTCCTTCTTAAATCACTTGTACTAAAACGGTGATCCCGTTTATTAAAATATAAATCAATCCCACGTTTACGGCATATGTCTTTGCCTGTGAAATCTTTTTCTTTGTACTCAACACCTAGAATACGAACATCTATATGGTACATTGATAGTATATCACAAAGATCTGATTCTGTCAAATACGGAATGATCTCATCAACGTAACTAATTGCTTTTAATTGTGTATATCTTTCAACTATATTTTGCACAGGAGCATTCTTATCGGTTCGGTCTAATGTCGGATCAATTTGCAATCCGCATATCAAAAAGTCACACTGTTCTTTTGCATCTCTTAACATTTGAACGTGTCCTGCGTGGAGTAAATCAAATGCCGAAGCAGTAAACCCTACTCTCATAGTTCTTTTGGTCCTTTTGATGTAAATTCCATGCCAGACACATTGCCGACATAAACTTTACCATTCCATTTCATTTTAATTTTATTATTTGCAATATAAGCTTCAAACGAAACACCTGGTCTCATATTGTCAGCTTCAGCCTCAACTATAACATCGGTCCGTGTACTTACGACTTCACAAACATTATCATATACTATTTTTCTCATTTCATTGTCAATCCCACAAATTTTCAAAATACTTCCCAAACAGTCTAAAGCCATTTGTCATTCTTTCTTGATGTGTTTTCAGTCCTTCATGGTCAATCCATTCAAAACTACCAACCATCGGCCCATTCTTTTGATCTTCATCATAGTCGCCGTAATAATCATCTTCCCAATTATCTCGGCACTTTTGTTCAAACGCCCAGATCATTTCATCCATGATGTCATCCCACTCCTGTTCTTCTAAGTTAGCAGGATGGCCGTGATTATTTTCTTTTAGTTGTACTAGCATAGGCAAGATAATATGAGCAAGTGTATGATCCATACTCCACGTATCATAGTCGTGAATCTTTATACTTATTGTTTGCTTTGGGGAATACCCAAACCAGTTGTATAACCAGTTGTGATAAAATCTATGACTAGGGTACTTTCCAATCTTAACTTTCATCTCTTAACCTTTCATTATATTGCATTGCCTCGGACAAGATGGACAAGTCGTAACCCATTTGATGGCCTGTTGCCAATAAAGCTGATGTATCTTTTGGGAAACAATGACCACCGAAACCTCGGTCATCTGTATCAATATATGTATGACTTTTACCAATACGTGCATCATCTGAAACAGTTGCCAATAATTCGTGCGGATCAACACCTGACGTAATCGCCATATCATACATCTGTTCAAAGAAGGCAACTTTCATTGCCAAGAACGCATTTCTAAAATACTTGTTTAAAATAAGTACCTCAGGGTTCATAATATCAACACGTATTTCTAATGAGTCTGATAATACACCAACCCATAAGTGAACGTCACCGCCACCTACAGCTATACTTTTTTGATTTTTAAAATCTTCCATAGCATAATCAGCTCGGAGGTATTCAGGAGAAAAGGTAATAAATTCATCTGGGTAGGCACGGTTAATCAACCGCCAACCTTCAAGACTGACCGTTGATTTTATAAGAACAGGTGTTCCTGGCATAATGCGCTCGATTGTGTCATACACATTTGACATATCGCATTGGCCATCTTCACCTTCAGGAGTGGAGACGGCAATAATAACTGCATCGGCATCATCAAATACTGTAGTATCTTTATAACCCAATTGTGGATCATACACTTTAATATCATGGTGCGATGATAGAAATAACCCGTGGGCCTTACCAACGAAACCATGACCGCATATCAAAATTTTCATATTTTATTCCATATAATGTAGTAGTGAGAAATCCTCATCGTTTCTGACTAATGTTATGTCATGCTGACTTGAGTCAACCATTGAAAGATATACGTGGTCAATAACTGGTCTTAAACCACGGTTCTTGTCATTACAAAAATATTTTACAGCGTCGGTTGTAAACACATAATCTTTCTTTACAGCTTCACAGGATTCAATCTTTGTGCTAACTTTATATTCATCTTTTTCTTCAAAACCTATTAATAATCTATAATGTGCAGGCTCTGTATTGTTTATTCGTATTACCACCCAACAGTCAGGTGTTAATTCTTTATGTTCCATTTTACTTACTAAAATCTCTATCTAAATCAATAGGACCACGTTCAATCTCACGAGCAAATGCTTTTATATCGTCAACCATATACTGACATTGTGTTTCATCATAACTACCTGATACACGGTATCTTTCGCGGTGTAGTTCTATTGCCTTTTCGTGTAGTACACTTATCTTTTGATATAATTCTTCGACGGAATGGGTCACAGTGGTTTTTCCTTCCAATCGTCAATATAGTTTAATTTCTTTTCTTTATCCCATTCTGATAGATAATCGTTATCGCGGTCAAACAGTTGAAGTACTCTTTCTTCATCAAGAACAAACGTATCAAGAATAGTATCACCCAAATGAGTTTGTGAAAATTCTTTTGCTTCATTCATTGTAACAGCATCGTTAGCCCATTCAGGATCAACAGGCATATTAGGATTCATTTCTTGTAATCTACTCATTGGAATAGCATGCCGTACTCTAAATTGAGAAATTGATGTAACAACAACGTATTTTTCTTCTGACATTATGTTCTCCTCCATATTACTTTAATTGGATATTGAGCATCAAGAAAATCTCTGAACTCACCTGCATCTAACGGGCATTTGAATGTTTTCTTAATTACTTCTTCGCGGAATATTCCGACTATTTCAATCATTTATTTATTCCACCGGTAAAATACGTGACGGCCGATTGTACCAACAAGTTGTAGACTTGAAGCCCAATAAGGTTGGACATAATCAGCATGGTAATGAGTTGCACCTTCACTGATGCCACGGAACTCACTCCACTTTGTTATTGCAAACGCAATATTCTGTGCCTCGGACCAACGGTCAAAATCTGCAGGAACATCAGATTTTCCATCACAGTACCAGCTAAACTGGCAATCACGGCGACCTTTAACATAACCGTCTTGTACTACACCACAAACTGTGTTTGGATAACGTGTATCATTCATACGGTTAAGGACAACATCAGCAACAGCTGCTTTATCGGCAAGGTTACTACTTCGTGCTTCGTAGTAAATATTTAAGGCAAGACAGTGCTCTTCAGGGAATTCTAATGGATCAAATCCAACAATCCGTTGTGCTTCTGCTTGGCTTGTGCTAGCAGCAACTACAAGTCCTAGAACAAGGATTATTCTGATAACAGACTGTGTTACTGCAATCGGTGTATTTTTGACAAAATTTAACATTACTACCTCAAGTTTATATTTGTTATGATTCTAATATAAACTGATTCTATTAGTAATGTCAATAGTTATTTGGTTTGTTGTAGCACTTTTTTCAGACGGTTTATAATACCAGACTGTTTAGCATCATCTGACCAATATGTATCATCATCCACAAGTGCAACCATTGTTTCCGATAACATCATCTTTTGTTGCCGAAGCTCATCAATCTCTTTACGATATATTGCCTTTTGCTTTTTTTCCTGGTCAATATCATATTGTAATTTTTGAATTACTTTTGCGCTGTTATCTCTTTTAGCCATAATTTTTAAAGAACTCGTAATCTTCTCGATAAACCCAACGTATGAAGTCAAGTTGATCTTTGGTTAAATCGCTTTCATTTATTTCTTTTGTTGTTTTATTCATTACACGGTCAGTTCCAAGATAATTACTTGTTTCGTGTTTGTTGATAACCGTAAACTCATCAAATGTTTCAAAATCAATAAATCTAACTTGCGGATGGAAATGGTGTACTTGATGATAAGAACACACCTTATTTAAATGTGTAAAGAAATAATCAATCTTTTCCTGTTTGGTACAATCTTCAAGATTAACATCAAATGATTTAAAAATATCTTTACCATAATCGTAATACCGTTGACCTGGTACAAGATATACATTCATACAAGACAAAAACCTTTCAACAGGTTCTGTAAATATAATGAGTGGTTTTTTTGCATTTTTGTACTCAGGATCATCACGGCTAACTTGCTTGCGGCTAGGATGACTTTCTTTTACTGTGACAGAACAACTCCGCGGTATTTCAAACCATGTCTTTTTACCATCACCGTCAAGATCATACATCAAAGGCCAATCCAATTTTTGGCACCAATAACAAACACAGTGATTAAACGTAAACTCTTTCATTATATCAACTTCAGGTAAAAAGAATTTACTAAGGTGTGGAGTATCAAGTAGCATTTTTGGCAATTTATCGAGAGGATATCTTTTCAATATATGCCCAGGATTTCCATCAGGTGCAATACCACCTTCAACTGGATCATTGCTATTGAAATGTTTTTCGTATCCGCCGTTCACAAAATCATCTTGTTTCTTCATCCATTGGAATTTATCAAAGGCATGAGCAAATGAACGTGCCTTTTTATTACGTTGGTCATTTGTTCCCATCCATGCCAAATGCCACCCAAGATCCTGTATGACTTTACCATCTTGAATAGGAAATCTAACATCATCCTGCATATTACCACAACGAATATTATTAAAACCACCATTTTTCCATATCTGTCCTTTTGTTGCAAAGAACATAGCACGCATCCAAATGAGCGGTTGACCATTACGGTGATGGACACGCAGATCTGCACGACCTTGTAAATAAACAAGAGGTATTTTTAAAATCACGGATGTATTGGCACGGCACAGGTTTGCTAACCATTCCACATGCTCAGGATTGATAATCTCATCGGCATCACCATAGATAAAAACGTCATCGTCATTAAATTGATTAAAAGCATTAATACAAGCATCTTTTTGTAAACGCTCACGTACTCTTGCATATAATGAATCAATATTATTTTTATTAGTACCTGCGTTTACTCTATCAATTGCTAATGTTTTTAGATCTTCAGTTTCAGGAATATCATGCTCAATATAAATGATCTTTTCCATCGGCAAACCTTGATTACGAGCAATCTCAAGGAACCGACGCTCGACAGGTTCACCACTATGAGTTTTATTACTTTCAACAATAATAAATTTATCAACAACATCTTTGAGCAGGTTAACTCTTAAATATAGTATTTCTTCATTTGTCGGTGCAAAAAACGGAAAGCAATCTACAATCATTATCTTCTCTCTAATACAGTCAGTCCATTACAATTTGTTCGGTGGGTATGGAATTGCCAATGTGGATTTTCAATTATAAAATCAATAATGGCAGGTAACAAACCACATCCTGGTTCACTCGGTTTAATCTTATTCCAACTTTCATCTTGAAGACCATAAGTTTGTGTATCATGGAACACTAGAAATTGTTGTGCTTGATTTCCGTGCAATGCAAGTTCTTGTCTCAATTGCTCGTTTGAGTGCCATGTATCAATAAACAACAAGTCAGTTGGTACAATTTCTGTTTTGAGAACATCTTGAATAATATACTCAACCGATTTACCAGCATCTTTTGCAATTTCAAATAACCTATTTACTTGTTCGTTATATTCAATATCATATGAAATAAGTGTCACGTCACAGCATAAGAATGCTTTTGAACTTGCACCAAACCTAACACCCATTTCTGTAATATGGTCGCATTGTTCACCTAATGCTCTTAGGATTGGCAGATGCTCATCAATATCAGTTTTTGTATTGCAAGCATGCTCATAGTTCTGTTCTATAAATGTTTCCCAATTCATATGTCAAGCCACCTTTTATTTTCTAATGTCCAATTTACTACTTCTTTAAGTCTTTTCTCAACAGGTTGTGGTGTCCATCCCATATTTGCCATACGTTTACCACTTAGTGCATATCGAAGATCATGGCCAGGTCGGGAACTATGAAAATCCATAAACTCATATTTCAATTCTTTACCTTGTGCATCAGCAATAAGTTGTGCAAGTTCCAAATTATTCAATTCAGTTGCACCACAGATATTAAACTTAGGGCATTTAATTCCTGTGTTGTTTGTCATATCCAATGTGCGGTTATGTTCCAATAAGAACATTGTTGCATCAGCCACATCTTCAGCATGGATATAATGGCGTGATCCTGGTATTGTTTTTGTTGAATCAGAATGGATTGTAACAGTTCCACCGTCACGGACATTCCTAATAGTCATAGGAATAAACTTTTCAGGATGTTGCCGTTGACCAAATACATTCATTGTATGCGTAATATAGATCGGCATTTTATAAGTGTTTTGATATGCAACAGCTAACTCCTCAGCGCCTGCTTTAGATGCTGAGTAGGGATTGGTACAATTATAGCGGTCGTATTCATCATAATTAACACCTTCAGGTGCAGGACCAAATACTTCATCAGTTGAAAAGTATAAGAACCTTTCAAGGTTATCTTGGCGTCTACCGTAATCTAAAAGATTAGCTGTACCGACAACATTGTCCATTACAAATTCCATAGGACGCTCAATTGAACGGTCAACGTGTGAGCCTGCTGCCAAATGTGCGATAATATCAACAGGACCAATATCTGCTTCAAGCATTGGATTGATTTCTGCTTTTAAATCATGGAATATTGTGCGTACTCTTTTACGTTCAGCAGGAGTACGAACCTGCAGCAAATCGTGTAGGCGATTGAGATTTCCACTATAATCTAAACGATCAAGTGTTACAATTTCCCAATCTGTACGGATAAGAACTTGGTTAATTAAATGGTGGGCAATGAAGCCACCGCCACCAGTAATCAGAATACGTTTTGCCATGATATACCTTTCATCAATTCATAGTGTAAAACAACCACGTGGATCAGAGGTGGTTGTCATATTAATTATATTTATAATCAGAATTTATATTTAATTGTTGCCTTTACACTATCAGCAATTTCTGATTTTACACCAGTCCAAGGACTAACTTGTTCTTTTCCTTGATGTAGGTATAGTCCTAATTCAACGGGACCTTTTGTATGAATGGCTGCTAAATAATTATAAGTAAATCCTAAATCATCATCAGCAACATGGTGAGCAGTAAACATCAATTCTTTACTGTAATTATACATCACACCGTAGTCCATACGAGTATTTTCGGCATCTTCCCATCTTTCAATTCCAAGGCCTACAGGAACACCCATGCGATGGAATGACGTGCCTGCAGAAACACCATGTTGTGTTTCATCATCTTTTTGAATACCCATATATGAAACATCAAGAATACTTACTCGAGCAGTTGCACCATAATATAATGAGTCATCTTCAGGGTTCCATCCAACAACACCGCCATATGGCATATCACGCTTTAAACGATATGTATTAAATTCAAACTCATCATTGTTTTCCCAACCACCAAATGTAAGAACAAGTTTTTCATTATGGTCAATACGTGAGCTTGGTTTGGTAATAATAACAGGTGCACCAATTTTTGATGTCTTGGCAAAACCTAAACGCTGTGCATCTGTTTCACCGAAATATAATCTGATATTGTTGCCAATACCAACACCCATTTGCTTTTCAGTAATTGTATTATCAAGAGCTCTATTCAAAGAATAGTTTGTATCAAACCTTGCACTGAAACCAGCCCAATTTGCAATAGGATGGTCAAGATCTGTTTCGTATCCACCCATTGCTTCTAATCTTGTATCGACTGTACCTTCTGTATTTGTATCATCAATATAGATTTCAAATGTACCGTTAAGGAACGGACCGTCTTTTACTTCGGCCTGTTCGTGTCCACCCGCAATAGCACTTGATGCTACAAAGGTTGCGATAACCGTACTCAGTATTTTATTCATTTTAACCACCCAATCTTTTCGCCTGCTTCAATGCGGCGTTCTGCTTCTGCTTTGGTACCTGGATAACGCCATGCCCAAATAACAATTAATGCAAACGTGATAGCCATGTAAATTGTAGCCTTTACGTTTCCTGTTCCAAAGAACATAAATCCTAATGATGTTGACATAACTGCAACCATTAGATATTTTGCTTTCTGTGGATATACTCTTAGTCTTGACCAGTTTTTAACAAATGGACCGAACCGTGGATGATTCATAATCCAATTATGCAGTCTGTCACTTGATTTGGCAAAACAGAATGTTGCACCTAGAATTGGTGTTGACCAAGGTAGACCGGGCAGTAGTACACCAAGATAGGCAACACCTACCAAGAGGATACCTAATACAAACCAAAAGGCCTTTTTAATTTTACTCATATTATTACTCTCTTTCTTGCGATTAAAGAATGCGTTCTCAAGTTGATTCATTTAACACCGTCTTTAATGCTTCGACTAATTCCACCATCATTAAATCGGTATGGTATGGTGTAGGAGCAATACGTAACCTTTCGGTACCTGCCTCTACTGTTGGTGAATTAATCGGTTGAATATATATACCGAATTCGTTTAGTAATCTATCCGATGCTTCTTTACATTTAAAGGCATCATTAATCATTACTGGGATAATGTGAGTACAAGCGTTAGGATGTATATTCAATCCTGCTTCTTCTAACATTTGTCTGAGTTTTTTTACTCGTTCTTGTTGTTGATCTCTTAGAATAGAATGGTCTTTGAGATATTTTATACTGGCGAGTGCCCCAGCGCATATAACAGGTGACATAGAGGTGGTGAAGATAAATCCTGAGGCGACTGATCTAATCGCATCAATAACTTCTTGCTTACCTGAAATATAACCGCCTTGAACCCCATATGCTTTTCCTAACGTGCCGTTGATAATATCAATATCATCGGAATATAAATTTAAATGTTCACAATAACCTGCACCTGTAGGACCATACAAACCAACCGCATGGACTTCATCTATATAAGTCATTGCGTTATATTTATGCGATAACTCAACGATTTCTTTAATAGGTGCAACATCACCGTCCATTGAATATACGGACTCAAACAATACGCAAGGAATTTGTTTATTCTTTTTTGCTGCCTTTAAACATTTCTCAAGATCTGCCATATCATTATGTTGAAAAATCAGTTTAGGTGCACGGCTGTGCTTCACTCCCATAATGATTGAGGCATGGTTTTTATTATCAGATATAAAACAAATGTTTGGGATGATACGTGCAAGCGCAATAATTGACCACTCATTGGCAACGTATGCACTACTAAACAGTAATGCGTTTTCACGTTGGTGTAGTGTTGCAATTTCACGTTCAAGTGTTACATGGAAAACTGATGTTCCGCCGATATTTCTCGTACCGCCGGAACCTGAACCTGTTTGATCTAATGCAGTGTGCATAGCATCTATGACATATTGGTTTTGGCCCATACCCAAATAATCATTTGAGCACCAATTAACAATATTCTTTGGTGCATATTTCCCATACCATATAGCCTTAGGAAACTGACCTTTTTCGCGGATAATATCATTAAATACTCGATATCTCCCGTCACTTCTAAATGATGCAACCGTGTCTTTAAAAAATTTCATATATTCCATAATTTATGCTTCGCAGGCTGCGCACTCCATTGATGAAACTCGTTTTCGTGTTAATGATTGTGCTGCTGACATAGAATAACTATAATACAAACTTTTAACACCCATCTCATGAGCATATAGGTACAACGCATTGATTTCTTTAACTGACAGGTCAGGATCAAGCATCAAGTTTAAACTTTGTGATTGGTCAATATACTGTTGACGAATAGCAGCCTGGTCAATAATTGTGTATGGATTGATTTCTGAGAATGTTTTGAATACTTCTTTTTCTTCCTCAGACAAAAAGATCAAATGTTGTACTGATCCATCAGCATTGCGAATTGATTCCCAAACCTCTGGTTTATCCTGATCTTTTTTCTTTAACAGTTTCCAGAGATATGGGTTCTTGATTGTCACTTTCATTTTTGCCAAGTCTTTAACATAACAGTTACTGAACTCAGGTTCAATTGATTGTGACACTTGACCTAAAATAAAGCTTGATGATTTAGTCGGAGCAACTGCCATTGTTGTTGTATTGCGACGGCCATAACCTTTTAGCAAAGGCGGTTCACCAAGTTTATCCGCAAGTTCAGCAGATGCCGCATATGATCTATCATGGAATGTTTTAGCAATTTCAACATTGAGCTGTGCTGCTTCTTTTGATTCAAAACCAATCATCTTTGATTGCAAATAGGAATGCCAACCTAGTACACCTGCACCTAATGCCCGATGGTTCATAGCGAAGTCACGAGCACGTTTCATATAAATTTGACCTTCAGTCTTATTAATGAATTCTTGACATACAGTATCAAGGAACATAACCAAAGTTTCAATTGCGTCGGTTTCTTTAATCTCATCCCAATGCAATAGATTTAGTGATGATAGAACACAAGTAAATGTTTCTTCGGCGCTTGACGGCAATGCAATTTCAGCACACATATTAGATGCGTGTACTCTCATATCCTTATCTTTATAAACATCAGGACGGCCATTGTTTACATTATCAGAATACAGAATATATGGAAAACCAACTTCAGAACGGCGCTGTAAAACTTTTGCCCACAATGCACGTTTCTGTGGATCACCATCTTTCATTTCTTTAATGAACTTATCGGAAACAGTAATGCCTGTTGTTAATCCTTGAATAGGATTACCTTCTGTTGCAATGTCAAGGAACTCATCGGCATCTGGGTGTTCAATATCTTGATACGCTGCAAAGAAACCACGACGGACAGAACCTTGTGATACAACTGATGCTAACGTATCATACATCTGCATAAAATGTACCGAACCTGACGACTCACCTTGATCTGTGATTTCAGCACCTCGTCCACGGACAGCACCAAAGTAACCTGATGTGCCACCACCGTTTTTCATTAGCATTCCGTTTTCAGCATGCCCAAATAGAATTGACTGCATACTATCATCAATATATGATCCAAAACAAGATACAGGCAAACCACGTTCTTTGCCATAGTTTGCCCATACAGGTGACGCCAATGAATAATAACCTTTACTCATATATCCATAAAACTTGTCACCAAATCCTTTGATATCTAAATACTCTTCAGCTTTATCAGCAATATCTCTAATTCGTTGCTTAGCTGTTTCACCTTTACTCAAATAACCTCTCGACAAAAATGTCTTTGAGTCTTCGTTTAGCCAATAAAAATCTCTCATAGTGTTTTCCTTTTAAAATAAATCATCTTCGGTGAATGCCTTGGTTTTCTTTGAATATGCAGTTGAGCGTTTAACAAAGAAGTCAATATTCTTTGTACTCAAAATTTCTTCAACAAACCAATCAGTACTCTTTACGGCTTCCTCGTCAACATCATACAAAGGCTTCATATCAATTGCCTTTAATGATTGATTGAAACGATGCTTTAGGAATTCTTTGACAGTCGCTTTAGGTAGAAAATCGAGATCGGCATCACCGTAGATCCAATCAACAATTGCAGACTCTGCTTTAAATGCGTCACGGCATAGGCGGTTGACTTCAGCAATACTATCTTTGTCAAACCAATCAGGATTTTCTTCACGGATAATGTTTACAAGCTCAAATCCGAAACGAGCATGGATATCTTCTTCTTTTGATGTTGCCTCAACAGCATTAGAAATACCTTTAAGTAAATTTTTATGTTTATTAAACGCCATCATAATTAGAAATTGTGAAAACAGTGATACGTTTTCAACAAACATTGAAAATAGAATAATCTTGTGGAAATAATCCTTATTATCAACAGGTGCTGCAATTGATTGCTCAAGATAGGCAATGCGTTTTTTCATTGCAGGAATTTCTACAACCTTTTCAAACTCATTATTGAGACCCATAATTTCAATGAGATTAGAATAGGCATCGGCATGGCGTACTTCCGATTCACCGAATGTTACACCAACACCTTGTACTTCAGGCTTAGGAAATTTATCACCAATCTTTGCCCAAAATGTTTTTACCTGTACCTCAATTTGTGAAATAGCAAGCATTGCTTTTTTAACAATATCAACCTCAGACTCAGTCATACGCACTTTCATATCCTGGATATCAGACGAGTAATTAAACTCGGTGTGTACCCAATATGAATGTCGAATAGCATCAGTATACTCAACGAGTTGCGGATACTCATATGGTTTAAGGTTTGTACGTTTACGGAAAATGTCGGGTTGGTTGTTAAAACGAAAAAGGATATACTCACGAGCCAAGTCGTGTAATCCCATATCCATCATCACGTTCTCAACTGTTTTGTGTACTGTATCAACATCAACAATAACATCCTCAGCATCTTCGTTAATACTTTTTGTAACTTCAAATGCAATCTCACCAGGTAAGGATTTTGCTCGAATACCAATTGCTTTCATAGCATTATTTACCGCATATGCAATCTTACTTGAATCAAAATTCTTTGTTGATCCGTCACGTTTAATAACGTAATTTACTTTATCTATAGGTAGTGCTGGGGAGTCAAACATTCGGTAAACCTCTTTCGTATGTGTTAAGGACAGAAAAACCGCACCTTGAGGATGTGGCATATTTTGTGCTAATAGGGATTATTCTTACCATAGATTGCCATGGTACTCATATTTATTATTCTAGAAACCGTTTCTGGCATATAAAAATATTTATTTTTGGACATAAGTATCAATCACAGGAAATATTTTGGATATAGCGGAGGCAACTTCACGAGCAATTTCCATGTGTTCTTTTTGTGTGCCATTAGCTGAACGAAGTTCAATATAATGGATCCAAGACCGAATAGAACCTTGCATATACAGACGAGAAATTGTATTACCTTCAGGCAATACGGCACGTGCTTGTTCTTTTGCAATACCATTTTCAATGGCCCAATTGTATGCATCCTTTGCAGCACGGATAACTTCACCTTGTTTTGATTCCCACATCATTTGCAACCGTTCATCATCTGAGTCAATGCTGTTCTGACGGTTTTTGAGATCCTGTAGACGTGCTTCACGCATTACAAAAGTGTTTTCCATATCTCTTGGATCGGCATATCGTTGGCTGAATTCTTGAAAGGCAAACGAACGGTGACGTAACATCTGACGTGCAATATCCCGTGTTGTTTCAATTTCCAATGTCGCATTTGCCATTTCAAATGGTGACCAATGAGCATGCTTTGCAAGATAGGATAGCAACTTAGGTGCCGTTTCTTGGTTCAATTGATTACTCGGGTTTGATACTCGAGCACAGTATGCAATCAAATCCTGAACATTATCAAGTCCAATGATTTCACCGTCTACAGGTTGAGTATATCCAATAAGTCTGGTTTTCATTTTAGTTCCTCTATGTTTTACGCCAATCAGCAAATTTTAATTTTGCAGTTAAGCCTCTATATGTGTTTTCTTCGATTACCTTTTCGGCATTTATACCTTCAAGCACCATTTCATTAATGTCTTTACCTGGCAAATTACTTGGCCAAATACAAATGCCAAGACCTGCCTCAATTACCTTTTCCATACGTTTATGTATTTCTTTATTACGTGGTTCAGCATCAAAAACAAACACGGCATTATCAGTGTTCTCAACACCTTTTGTATTACCTTCGGCGCCTGCCATTGCTACAGCATTCTGTAAAAAGAAAGAATCAATTGCACCTTCTGTAATATAATATACATCATTGAAGTCTACTTTGTCAAGGCCAAATATCTTAGGTCGGTCCTCAAACATAATAGTTATATAACGCATTCCGTAATCACTAAACCCACGAGCTGATACACCAAAACATTTACCGTTCTCATCAAGAAAAGGTATGATTAGGCGTGGCTCATCTTTACCAACATTTTCAAACTTGTTTGGTATTACACTATTAATCCATGTTTTAAACTTAGGAGCATAATACAAACGATAATGTTGGTGAGGTGGTATTTGCCGTTGCTGTATATATTTTTTGACTGGGTGGTCGAACTTTAGTTGACTAACCTTTTTAATCTTTGATAATGGGTTAGTCTTATTAAAGGTTGGTGCCTTAGTTTTAAACTGTTCGGTATTATCATCATCCTTAGTAGATTTTGAATGAGTATTCGCAACAAACTTTTCAGCTACATAGTCATTATACAATACTTGATCCTGACCTTTCAAAAAGAATGAAAAGCTTTGGCTTGAAGCACAGTTATGGCAATAGAAGTGAAAGGTATTTTTTGACTCGAGTAACCACCCACGTGATTTTGAACGTGACTTTTGACTGTCTCCGCATATGGGACAACGAAAGTTGATTTTGTAGGGATTGGTGTTGCGTATTCTGAAGTTTTCGAGTCGGCCAGACAACATCTGGGCATACTTCAGCTCGGTAAAGTCAACCATAATATAAAGCTCAATTGTTAATGTATAAATCTATAATATTACAGATCTAAAGGTTTGTCAACCAAATAATTCTGGCCAATTTACTCTTGCTAATAGAACTACTACGACGGCACCAACACCCATCATATAATAACGCCAGTTCTCAAGGTTGTTAATCTTTTTCTGTTGCTCGTTAATACGTTGATGTATCGACCGCTCCATAGAATCAAGTCTATCCAATATTTCTTTATTGGCATTGTGCCGTTTATTTGCGTTATGGTCTGCCAATTTTTGGTGATCCTCTTTACTTGATCTTCGGTATTCTTCAAGGCGGTCACTCAAAACAGTTAAACGTAATTCATCAGTACGCCTTGTGTCTTCACATAATTTTTCAACTTCGGTAAGTTTCTCTTTTGTATACTCTAATACCTCAGACTGAACAGCAACATTTTTGGATAGGTCAACCATCATATCCATTGAGTCTTCAACTCTGGTAAAGAATTTCTGAATCTGTCTGATATCAGATTTAATTAGGGCGATATCTGTTTCCCAGTTGGTATCTTTACTCAACTTTTTATTCCCTTTTTGCCTTTTTTAACGGAGGCTTGTGACTAACTCCGTGGTATGTTTAATCACTCAGAAATAGTATTACGGTATTATTTATTCTTCAAGGCATCCTCATAGTACACAATTATCGCTTTTTGTTCATTAATATAGCGACGCAATTCTGCAATACCTAATGCAAGATTTTCGTATCCTTTTGATGTTACAGCAAAAACAACAACAGATCCTTGTTGAGCTTCAATTTCAGCAATCTTTTCTTCCAAATTTTCTTCGGTGATAACATACCAATCTACAGGCGGAAAATCTACTTTACCCGGTCTGCCTTGAATAGGAATGTTTTGCTGGATGTATTCAGTCGACGTTACTACTGTCGGCTCCACTGTCCTCCCCGAGCACGCTGTCAGGAGTATCATCAACAGCACTAGGAGGAGTAGTTTCATCGGCAATATCACTGATGAGTCTTTCAACAGCATTGTTTACCCTTTCTTCCAAATTTTGCGCGTCAGTTAGCGCTTCCATAGTTAAATCAATTCGCGCAAATTTAGCACGTAAAGTATTCAAATACTCTCGTGATTCATTTAGTTGCGCTGTCAGGTTTTGATTGAGTTTTTCGTTACGTTCTGCATCTGCGGCCATTGTGTCTACAGTATTTTGTAGAGTTTCCGCCGCAGATGCTAATTGAACGTTATTAGTACGAAGTGTTGAAATGGTTGCTTCCGACCATTCATAATATGATTTAGCACCATATCCTACACCACCAATTAAACCACAGACAATAAGTAACAGATATAGTTTTGCCATATGTTAAGAAGACTTACTTGTCGTCTTCGTCCTCGTCGTCTTCATCATCTTCATCTTCGTCGGCATCGTCATCATCTTCATCGTCGTCTTCATCTTTTGCTTCCATTGCTTTTTTGTATTTCTCTGCCAATGCAGCCATAATACGCTCTTCAACTTCAGCTTCAAATGCTTCTTTCAGATCCAATGGCTTTTCAGACATTGCCGCTTCTACAATTTTCTCTAGTGACATTTTGTGTCTCCTTTGTTTAATTCCGTCATTTATTTATTTATTTAAACATCTTTGCTTGTGTAGCAGGACCTACAATACCATCTGCAACCAATCCGTTCATCTTTTGCCATTTTTTAACAGCAGTAAGAGTTCCAAATCCAAAATCGCCATCAGCTCCTACACCAATTGCCTTTTGCATTTTAGCTACATCATCACCTTTCATACCTTTGCGTAGTGTACGCACACCTGCAGCTTTCTCAGGTGCTGCTTTCTTTGGT